GTTAGTGGGCTTACTTGGGAATGATAAAGCTTGAAGTTTAGAGAAAAAAAAGAGACTTGGATAAGGGAAGAGACCTTATAATAGTCATAATTACTGTAATTTTTTTTTTTTCGTACCTACCTATGGGTAGGGTAGTGCCTATGTTTAGGTTAGATCATAAGCCCTCTAGTTAGATCATAAGCTAGCTAACTAGATCATACTTTAGCCAACTATCACAAGCTGACCAACCTAGCTATTTAGCTAATCCTCCCTCTGCTCCCAACTCTCCGCATGGGCCTTCGCCCTTTGCGAGTAGGCTGGGCGCAAAAGTACCTTCCCTCTGAAAAAGCTGCCCAAAGAGGTCACTAACAAATCTACACGCAAATAGGGCAGCGAGTAGGCTGATTGTCCAAAGGCAGCGACCTTAACCTCTGAGCTAAAGCCTACTACCCACCTCTCTTCTAACCCTAGCCCAGTCACCAGAGTTGGGTTCGAAATCCGAACAGGACTTAGATGCTGGGCTAATGTTAGAGGAGTTGGTTAGGCGAGGTCGGCAAGGGAGTAGATCTTGCGAGGTTCATGAGTGCTGTCCTTGAGCAGTATGACCTGTTTGAGGTCGGAGTTCAGGACTGCTCCGAGAATGGGCTTTTCGCCCATGACTTTCTCGAAGACTAGTCCGCCGAGGATTTCGCGAGTAGTGCGCTTGGCGCGTTCAGCGCGGAGTTCGGCTCTGCGGTCCCATGCCCAGTTAGGCCGGGCTGTGGGGAGTTGGGGTGCTAGGTCTGATTTCATTTGTGGGTATGTTGTTGTTTAGGTGTTAGGTCTGCTGGCTATGCAGAGTGCTGGGCTAGGAGTTGGTGTCTCTTAGCCCAGGGCTCTGATTAGATTCGACCTTGGAGGAACTCTTCCATTTCGATGTTGGCTTGCTGTTCGAGTTCAGACTTGAGGAGGTCGAACTCCAACTGCTTGTCGATGAGTTTTTCGGAAGGCATGAACTTCCGCATGGCTTTGTTAACCACCGTGCGGCGAACTCGCATTTCAGCGCGATAGCGTGCAAGGTAGTCTTTCTCTGTGGGTTGTGTAGAGGTCATATGGTATGTTTGTTGTTGTGTTCTGAACTTATGTCCAGACTGGAAGGGAGGACGATCAGGCTTGCGCCCTTTCGCCCTCCCCTCACGTCTGACCATTAGGCCAAGGACTTCTTCGCGGCCAGTCGCTCGGCGCGTTTGCGCTCGGCGTGCTGTTTGATGAAGGTGGCCTTATTGTCGGTTGGCACGAACGTCAGGCCGAACTCGGCATAGCGTTTGGTCAGTGCCGCTTCGGTAAGGCTGCCGTTGCTGTAGGCAACCCAGCCCTGTTCGGCGAAGTCCAAGTCAGCCTTGGTCAGGCCGTCGCCACGGGAGTTAGGCACGAAGTCCATAAGGTAGATCGTGCTGCCGTTCTTGACAGCTTCGATCAAGTCCTTATCTGCCTGATCGCGTTTCGCGGCATCCCGCTCGAAGGCGGCCTTGATTCCAGACTGAACCCAGTGGGCGTGCCCGAACTGGCGGAGAAGGCTGTTTGCCCGCTCCAGACCGATGGCCTCGACAAGATTGTCAGGGCTTTCGATGTTCACTTCGAATTCGCCGACGTTTTTGATCGTGAAGGTTGATGATTTGATCATAATGTTTGTTTGTTTGTTTTGTTTTGATTGGAGTTGATTACTCCCCTCTACCTAGGAACTTGCGCCCCTAGGCAGGTTGGAACAATCACAAACAACTTTCCACATTTAACCTAAGGCCGCGCAAGTGTCCGCATTTCGGCCCTGCGGGATAGTTCATCGCACTCTCGCGCTCGCTATCGCCGGGAAGGAGTTTGCACCTTGCCTTGCCTTTTCGCTGACCCGTCCCAGTCTTTCGCCGGGGGTTTGAACTCGGCAGCGGTGAGAACCGCTCTATCAAGCTCATCCCCATACTGTCAGGATGGTTCTGGCCCGGCTGGGCAGTCCTCCACTCCCAAGGGGTACCCTTGCCCAAGGCGGGCGATACCGAAGGTATATATCCCCTTCCCCCAAAATTAACGAAATCCAAAGGGAAGTTGTAGGAGAAAGGGCCAACACTGGGAGCGAGGACGACAGAGCGAGTAGGCTGTCCGCCCGGTCCCTTGCAGCGTACCTTACCTCCCGGGCTAACCTCTTCTTTTCTCACGTCATCTAATTCCCATAAAAACTCTCATGCAAAATTTCCTAAAACTTCCCCTTTGCAGACTCCCGGCCTTCCCTTATACTCCGCCTCGTATGAACGCACGTCCTGTTGCACAACCTATCTCCCAGACAACTTCCGGACTGCGTCACGGTTTCTACCCTCGTCCGGGCAAATCCTATGCCAACAACCCAAAGCAGCCTAATCAAAAACGTCCTCCGCAACACGCCGGAGGTCGATGAGGACTTGCCGGATTTCGAGCCAGTCGATCCAGACAACGTGGTCGATTTCGAAATCCCAACCATTGGCAAGCCTCACACCAACCCGCCGCTCCAGAATGCTCGGCGGAATCAGATTGTTGTCAAGAACGAAAAACCAATCCACCGCACAGCAGCGTGGATGTATGCGGCGGGACATGGCACCACCGATATCGCCCTTGCCCTGAATGTCACCAAGGCAAGCGTTTCCAACTGGATCGCCCAATCTTGGTTCCGCGATCTGGTGGTCCAATTCCATTCCGAAACTGGTCAAAAGGAAACACTCCAATCCCGTTTCGTCAACGCCGGCGAGCAAGCTTTCCAACGCATCTATCAGCTAATGAACAGCTCATCCGATGCTGTCGCCCTCAAAGCCTCCACTGAAATCATCGACCGCGTCATGGGCAAAGCTCCAGTCATGGTCAAGAACACGCCACCTGCCCACGTCGATCCTCTGGACGAAGCCAAGGCACTTGACGACGAAATCCGACGCCTTACCTCCAATCTCCGCGAGCAAGGCCTCATCATCGACATGCCCGCTGATCCACCTAAAGCCACTTCTTCCGATCAACCTCAATCCAAAGCATCATGAATCGCGATCATCCTGACACTGGTTTCGTTCTCATCACCGACACCTCAACTCACACTCAAGAATCCTTTGGCTTTTCTGTCATTGAGGAGTGTGTCGTCAATGCCCTAACCTACCCCACAAGCTACAACGCCTCAGGTAACCTCTCGGGCACAACCCTCCCTGTCGGCTACTACCCTATCAAAACCACTTCCATCGACCTCACCTCCGGCAAGCTCATAGCTTGGCTGTCTAAGTAAGTTGCGTTCGAAATTCGAACCAGTCGTATTATGAAGCTCGGACTTGGACTTAGATTAGGATTCGATATTCACACGGCAGGTGGGACGTTGTCTGCTCCGACGTTGACGTTCTTGTCTATTGCTGGAGGAAGTGCTTCGCTTAATTGGACGTCAGCCACTGCAGATTCGTTTGAGATTTATCGAGGGACAAGCACTGGAGTTTACACGTTGCTTGATACGGTGTTGGGTTCAGAGACTTCGTACAATGATGCAACGGTTGTCGATGGCACGACTTATTATTATGCGATTAAGCGGGTGTATGGTGTGTTGACTAGTGGATATTCGAATGAGATGTCCGCTTATGCTCTGTATGCTGCAGCGTTTATTGCAAATACTGGGAATGACCTCACCGGACAATATGGGCGTGCTGATCTGCCATACGCTACGATCGATGCGGTGCTAGCTGTGCTGTTGAACACCGGCAGTCCATATGAGATTCGTTTCTTGAATGGCGCAGGTTGGGAGATTCCGAACTCGGACACGTTGAACACGCTGGCTGCTGTGGGAATTACTCTGCGAGGACATACGACAAATATCGAAATCAACACGCTCAATCTTGGCACGCCGAATAATCATCTTGTCACGCTTAACAACGTCACAGTCAATACGTTGTCGAAACCTCCGGGTGGTGGTAACTTCGGTGAAATCACATTGACTAACAGTGCAGCTATTGGCGTGCTCTCGTTAAGTGGCGGTAATGGAGCTGATGGCGCGGCTGGCTCTGCGGGCGGCACGCATGCAGGTGCGAATGGCGCCGACGGTGTTGACGGTGATCCACCAACAGCCGGTGGGGCTGGTGTAGATGGCAGCGCGCCTGGTGGCACTGGTGAAGCGGGTCGGGATGGCGATTTCGCATGGAGTGGCACACTTCGGGGCACTGGTTCGGTTAACACCATTTCCGGCGATGGCGGTAACGGTGGTCAGGGAGGTAGCGGCGGGACTGGTGGCGCTGCAACCGGAGGTAACGGGGGTAATGGTGGCAGCGCGACTGGCACAGACCAAGATGGTGCTCCCGGTGGCGACGGGGGTGCAGCTTATGTTGGCGGTGGTGATGGCGGTAACGGAGGTAATGGAGGAAATGGTAGCATGATTTATGTAGAGGCTGGCATTTCGATCGGAGGGTATTCACTTAATGGTGGGACTGGTGGCGCTGGTGGTTTGGGAGGTACTGGTGGCGCTGCAACCGTAGGTGGTGCTGGTGCGGGAGGTGCTGGAAATGGTGCTGGTGTCTCAGGTATTTCGGGCACGAGCGGATCGCCCGATAACGCCTCCGGCTGGGACGGCCCGACAGGTTACGATGGCTATGCAGGTTCAATTATCGTTTTATAATAACAATGAGTGATTCTGTCGCATCATCCACTGTGAATATTCAATCCGATGAACCACATACTGCTGTGGGCTGGGGATATAAGATCGCAAAGGACTTCGGTCTTGCGACTATATTTGCGTGTGTGTTAGGATGGGCGGCGAAGACTGTGTATGAAAACTCTCGAATTGACGAGGAGCGTCGCTACGCTGACAACAAAGCGCACCAAGTCGAGTTGATGGCTTACCTTACGAATCGCAACGACAGTGACGCAAAACGCGCTGTGGCTGATGCTGAGTTGGCGAGGTCGCTGAACCGGCTGACTGATGCTCTCGATCAGCTTAGGTATGAGTCTCGCACGACGTCCAATTCTCTGAACAAATCCTCAACTCAAACTGAAAGGAGCAAGGTCCAATGATCGCGGCTAAGGCTACATCGTTTGCTACGTTTAAGGACTTGGTCGCAATGATTGATTGCCTTGTGAAAGGTAACTCGGAGCGCAAGTGTTTGGCTAATGTAGTGGTCGGCTGGAACGACAAGCTGACTGCAACGGATGTTTTAATTCTTCGCACGATTTATCCTTAATTTAACTCTTTTCAATCGAATCACATGACTTTCGTGTGATAGATGGAAAAACAAACAACTCAAACAAAACAAACATGGACACACACGAATTCGATTTGGCAGGAAGTATGTTGCGCGGCAGCCGGGCTGCTGGAGATACACTGATTATCCGGGATGTCTCGGAGAACGAGAACCCTTCTGGAGTTAAGGACATTCAGCTCGGAGAGCTTCTCGCCCAGATGATTGAATCCTTCACTGGTGCGGCTGCTGGCACGCTGGCGTTGACCAAGACCACGGGTACGAAGTATCTCACCAAGGCAACCGCGGGCGCGTATACGTTGGCTGTTCCTACGGCTGCGGAAGAAGGGAATGTGATTCGCATCATCAGCAAGACAGCGGCTGCTCATACAATCGCCACACCGAGTACGAACATTGATGCAGGTGTGAGTGCGGCCAAGACCACGATCACGCTCGCTGCTTATGTTGGCGCCAATGTCACACTTCAAGCGGTCAATCTTCGGTGGGTGGTTGTGGCCAGCCAACCTGCGGTCAGTCTTTCGTAAGCGTTCGGGTATTCGCGCTTACGGTTGTGTAGGTAGATGGCCGGTGGTAGTTTTGGTGTTGCTGCCACCGGCCAACCTTTCAAAGTTATGTCAAGTATTGCTGAAAATCCAGTTTTAGACTTGCAAAGCATTGCAGATAAGCGCGATGTTGTGCAGGCTTTGGCGCGACGTGAAGCAATGCGTAAAGCTAATGGGTTGCTTTTCTATCGGCCTCATCAGAAGCAGGACTTCTTTCATCGTCATGGTGAAATCAAGCGCAGGTATGTTCGCACAGGTAATCGCTTCGGCAAGTCCACTATGGGAAGTGCTGAGGATTGTGCGTGGGCTCTTGGAGAACGCATCTGGTATGACAAGGATGATCCAGCCCGCATGATCGGACTTCCAAAACGCGCCACAAAAGGTGTGATTATTTGTGCTGACTGGGATAAGGCTGAGGAAATCTTCACCGATGAGCACAATGGGAAGTTGATTAAGTTGCTTCCTAAGGACAAGCTCATTAAATGCGAGACAAATCAGAGTGGTAATGTGGACAAGGTCCGGGTTGATTGTATTTGGGGCGGAGTGTCGACAATTTATCTTGATACTGTCAAGTCCTTTATGAGTAATGCAATGGGTCATGAGTCCAGTGACTGGGATTGGCTCCATATTGACGAGCCTTGTCCTAAAGAAATGTTTGAGGCTTATGCTCGTGGGTTGATGGACCGTGAAGGTAGTGCTTGGTTTACGTGCACACCTATCACTGAGCTCTGGATCAACGATATGTTCTTCCCGTCCGGGATGGGCCGTAAAGAACTCGACAAACCTTTCCAGAAAAATAAGGATCGGATTGTTATTACGGGCACGACATTTGACAATCCCACTCTTTCGAGGGCTTCGATCGAATTGTTCTCCTCGGAACTTAGTCCGAGTGCTCGGGCTGCAAGGTTGTATGGTAAGCCTTCGCAACTATCTGGTCAGATTTACGATGAATTTGACCCTGATGTGCATGTCTATTTGGAAACTCCCAAGGGCTGGGCTGATTATGACCAGCCTCCTGAAAACTGGACTATCCGAGTGTCAATCGACATTCATGATGGCATTCCTCAGGCGGTGCTTTTTGCAGCTACAAGTCAGCTCAATCAGACTTACTTCTGGGCTGAATGTTTTGACGAAATTCACATTGGTCGTTGCTCACAGAGGATTTTGGAAGTCCTTGGTGGACGGCAGCCTTATTCGATTATCGCTGATCCTAGGGCGTGGATTGAAAATCCTCGGGATGGTATGACGATTGCTGACGATTTCCATGCGAATGGTATTTATTGCGAGCCGGGACCAAAAGACCTTGTGCGTGGAATTCTCAAGGTTAAGGAGATGCTCAAGAAAAGGGACTTGCGTGGTCATCCTGTGTTGAATTTCTCTCAGCATTTGACGGAAACTTTGCATGAGTTTGAACGCTATGTGTATGATCCCAAGACAGGAAAGCCTTACAGCAAAGCTCCTGACCACATGATGGAAAACCTCTATCGCCTTTGCTTGAATGGGCTCGATTGGGTTGATCCTGCTGTTTCAGTTCCGATAATCAAACCTGTTGAAATTGTTCGTCCTCGGTTGGACTTGCCTAAAGTTTCAACATCATTGCCCACTAAAAAATTCAGCCTGAAAGGAATGTCACGTTATGGAAGAGCGGGTTAAAAAGATGTTGGAACAACCAACACATCCTACCAACATTCAGAAACTTCTTGACTTCCTCAAGAAGAATTTGAAGCAGTCGAGAAGTGTCATGGGCAAGAACTATGACAAGTGGGACCGCCATCTGGACGTCTATAAGGGCAATCGTGCTGCGGATGAGGATGACATCGAAGCTCGGGAGAATGATGAACCTGAGAAAATGGTTGTGCCTCTTGGATTCAGTCAGGTTCAGACGTTTGTATCTTTTGCCTTTTTGTTGTTGTTGCAGAACAAAAGGTTTTTCGAGCTTGAGCCGACTGGACAAGAGGACAATCTGATCCGCGAACCGGCTGAGATTATTCTCCAGCGCGATCTCAACCACAATCGCTGGCCGAACAAGCTCTATCAGTTTTTGTTGGACTTGGCTCGTATGTCGATCGGTGTCACTAAGGAGTGCTGGAAGCGTGAATATGGATACGTTCCAGTGCCAATCGTGCAGGAAACGTTTTCGTTTGGCAGTCTGACTTTCACTGGCCCAGCGGCTTCGCCTTATGAAGAGGTCTTGATGTATGAAGGTAATCAGATTGTCAACATTCGCCCACAAGCATTCCTCCCTGATGCACGTTTGCCTGTATCGAGGTGGATGGAAGGGCAGTTTGTTGCTGACGAAGAATCCTTCCACATTCAGCAGCTTAAGAGGTGGGAAAAATCTGGACGTCTTGCTGGAGTGAAGTTCGTTGAGCGTATGTCAAAAGATGACTACGAGAAACGCGGACCTTCACGGCTGGATAACATGATGGAATCGTTTGGGAAACAGAAGTCCGATCAGGATTCCACAGACTTTATGGTCAGCTTGACCGAAGTCCAAGTCCTCCTTATCCCGAATGAGTATGACCTTGGTCCTGAGGACTTCCAGATGATGTTCATGGTGCATATTGCGAATGACAATCGCATCGTGAACATTGAACGTGCAGGGTATATTCATAATCAATTCGGTTATAATGTGGCCCAATTCAGCCCGGACAACCAGAACATCCTCAACGAGAGTCTCTGCGATGTGACGTATGCCTTGCAGGACGTCGTCACTTGGCTGATTAATTCTCGCATTCTTTCAGTTCGTCGTAGCTTGGACGACAGGCTGGTCGTCGACCCATCAGTCATCAACATGGCGTCGATCGAAGCAGGCAGTCCAGTTATCACTCTTAAGTCCGGTGCTCCTCGTAACGGAATTGAACGATATATTCAGCAGCTTAAGATTGTCGACACAACGACCTCTCACATGCAGGATGCGGATACGCTGACAAAGCTCATGTTTATGGTCACCGGGGTGAATGAGAACGCAATGGGTCAGTTCAGTCCGGGTCGTCGATCGGCCACAGAAAACCGGGCAGCTAATGCCGGTGCGGCAAGTCGTATGAAAGTGGTCGTCACCAACGCTTTCCACGAGGCTCTTGGCCCGATGGGTCGGAAGATGCTCACCAACAGTCGAGACCTCATGTCGCCTGAAACCTTCAAGAAGATCATAGGCACACGAGATGACATCGACCTGCTCTACAAGTCCTTCTGCCCGGGCGACCCGAGACAGCTCGTAGGTTCTGAGGACTTCTTCGTGTTCGACTCAACCCTCTCTTCGGAGAAAGGCTTTCTTGCTCAATCTCTGCAAGAACTCATGTCGGTAATGATGTCAAATCCGGAAACAATGGCAATCCTCCCCGTTGATTTTGGTGCGCTTTTGGAGGAAATCTACACACTACGAGGAGTAACCAATGTTAAACGATTCATTAAAGCGGCACCTCCTGCCGTTGGAGGACCCATGCCCGGATCTGTCCCACCCGGAGTTGCTGATCCTACGGGAGGAGCTGGAGCAGGTCCAGTCGTCCCGCCAGTTGCTTAAGCTGTACAAGAACACCCTGAGAAGTGCAATCAAGCAAGCAACTGATGCAGCCCTTTCAGCCCTTCCAGAAACCAAAGCTGATGAAATTGCAAGAGAACGTCTACTTGGCACGAAGGACATTCTCGAACCCTTTGTCGATCTATTCGAGTCGGCAGTTGATCAAGTGATCAAAAGTATCGAATACAAGAATAAACAATCCAAAACTAATACCCAATGAAACCTTGGTGGCAAGTGATGCAAATGGGTCGAATCCTTTCGGAGTTCGGCGATGACGCAGGCGGCGGTTCCGACGATCTCGACGAGGCACTCGGCGATGACAATTCCGACGATCTCGATGATAATGGAGGTCCCTCCAACGACGACGATCTTGACGACAATCAAGGTGGCAGGACTCCCGCTGGTGGTCGTGTAGCTCCTGTCGTTCAGCCTGTCGACCCGGCTGAAATCGCACGTGCGGTTGCGGAAGGGCTTCGTCAAACCCAACAGCCCGGTTCTCCTCAAGGTATGACCGAAGAAGAATTCCGTAAAGCCACGGACTACTTCGAGGTCAATCCTGAAATGGCAAAGAAGTTTGCCAGCCTACTCGGTATCGACACCGACGACATGAAGGCTAAGGAGATTGCAACTCTCCTGCAAGGCATGCTCGACGGCGTGGCCAAACACACTCTCAAATCAGCAGGCCTCATGCAAGGCATGTTGAAGAAAGAACTCTCTGACCGTGTGGTTGGTCTTGAAACCAACTATCAACGTCAACAGACTCAGCAGTTCTTCGGCAAAGTCATTAGCAAATACGGCCAACTTGCCCAGCATCAGGACATCCTTCCGGACATTCTGAACGCGCTCAAGGCCAGCGGTGCTCGTCCAGCTAATGAGACTGAGGCAATCAAGATAGTTGCCAAGGCTGCACGTGACCATATCCGCCGCTATATCCCAGGCTTTATGTCCAACGGTTCTGGCGGTCCTGACATGTCCGCACATCGTCAAGTCGCAGGTTCAATCACCGGCAATGGTGCAGGCGTTGGAGGTTTCGGTGCTGGCAGCAACCGTAAGTCCAAAGCAGACTCTCTTCCTGATTGGTAATCAGGATTTCAATAGGTGGCAGTCGTTAAGGGAATGGCGACTTTAATCCTCGGACCCAAAGCAAACAACAAACAAAACAAACAAAATGGCACAGATACTTGGATTGATCTCCACGGAGCAGCTCGCGGCAACGCGGTCTGAAAACAGCCGTCGGAAGATTTTCTATTCGTATCCTCAAGGAAAGTTCCCAATCATGGGCCTTCTTTCCCTCGCCGAGGATTCCGAGGAAATCGCCGACGTGCAAATGGGATGGTGGGAAGAACGTTGGGAAGCAGCCCGCACACAGACCGCAGCGATTGCGGCTGGAGGCTGCTTTGCTGACGGCTCCCTCGTCGAACACGTTGCAAACATCACCCTCAGCGCCGACGATACTCTTACCGTCTACGTTGATGATGCGAGCAAGTTCCGCGAACGTGACGTGATCCGCGTTTGGCGTGCGCCTAACGGTGCTGCCACGGCCTATATGGACGTCCAGGGCGTCGTGACGACTGTCAACACTTCAGGTGCTGACTACGTCAAGATCAAACTGGTTCAGGCGGTGACGTCTCTTTCCTATGACACCGACACTGTTGATCTTCACGTCAGCCTCGTCGGCACATCATCCCCGGAAGGTGACCGCTCGAAAGCCGGCGGCATGGTTCTCCCGGTTAACGTCGTGAACTACACTCAAATCTTCCGCACTGCCTTCCAGATGACTGGTTCGGCTCTAAAGATGGGTCAACGTTTCGACAAGACCGGCGTCTACAAGAAGAAGGCAAAGTTCAACGCTCTCCGTCACATGGAAGCGATGGAAGGTGCTTTCCTTTGGGGCATCCGCAAATCGACCTCCTCAGGCATTACCACGATCGACGGCGACTCGAGCGTGCGTCGTGAATGGGGTGGTATCGAATGGTTCATCAAACAATGGGAACTTGGTGCCACAGGTGCAGGCGGTGCGTTTGATTATCGCTCCACAGGCGACATCACTTCCTCCGATTGGACGACCACGGACGACAAGCGAATCATCGACATTGGAGGTTCCACGATCTCCAAGGACCAATGGAATCGCATCGTTCAACTCGCCTTCCGTGCCAATTCCGACACGGGTTGGGAGAAGCTCTTCGTCATGGATGCCAACCTCCTGCAAGTTCTTCAGAACTTCTTCGAGGACAACGGCATCAAGATGTACAAGATGAACGAGAAGGAAGAAACCTATGGTGTCCCGCAAGTCTATCGCGTCGACACTATCCACGGTTCCCTCCTCCTCAAAGGTCATCCTCTGTTCACCGAGAACCCGGCCTACGCCTACTCCGGCTTCATCCTCGATATGGGAAGCATCCGCTACCATGCCTTGGACGGTCGTGATACTGAACTCCTGAAAAATCGTCAAGCGCGTGACGCTGACTATCGTAAGGACGAGTATCTCACCGAAGCTACGATCGAAGTCAACATGCCGGAACGCAACATGTTCATCCGCAATCTGAGAGGGATTCTCTCCTAATCGGGTTCGAAATTCGAACACAACGAACTAAAACATGGCTGCTCTTACATCAAGCGGCGTAACATTTTCGGACTCTTGGACGGAAATGTATGCCGGGAAAAAGATTAAAGCGCGTAAGGTGTCGTTGGTGCTTAGCTCTATGGGCGACGGCACTGATTATATCAGCGCAACGGTGTTGAAGTTGAACACAATTCTGGAGTGCACGCCGCTTGTTAAGAGCGACGACTCTGTGATGGTTGTGGCTCATCCCAACGCAGCAGGAAGTAAGTTGCTCTTGAAGGCTGCTGGAAGTAATGCACCGGCGACCTATTCGGGCACCTTTACGGGAATTGTCAGAGGTCAGTAAACAAAACAAGCAATCAAAGTTATGGCTACAAAAAAAGCAATCTCATGGGATGATGGCCCTCCGGGAGAGGGGAAAGATGTCGAACAGACGAATCAACTCAAACCTCGCACCGGTGGTGAGCCTTTCATCAACGATACGAACGAGGAGAAGCGTCATACGACGAAGCACCCGAACTACGGTAAGGGTGGAATCAAGGGCTTCGGCTCTTAATCAATAACCTTCATTTAGGGATCGACCAATGACTACTGGAGACTTGAAAGATGTGATCGCTGCTTACTTTGAACGGACGGCAACTGATCTCACGGTTAGTGGTGTTGACCTAGGGTTGAGGGCACTAAATAATGCTCGAAAGACTCTTGAGCGTCAACGCGACTGGTTCAATCAACAGGTCGTTGGGACGTTGTTGGTCGATCCCGACAATGGAGCAATGTTGGGTAATGCCACGTTGTTTCTGGATGATGAAATAGGAATTGATGTGAAGAGCGTGGAAACGTTCTATCTGGTGGCCGAGGCTGAAAACCCGGTCGGATTGATTCCGATTTATCATCATGGGAAGCAGACGGTGAGTGTTAAGGCGAAGAAAAGGGTTAGGAACTCGCGGATGGTGTTAGATGGGGAGACAAGGTATCCAAGCGATGATGTGAGAGTTAATTTTCCTTTGCCGAGTAATGTAGGGAATCAGGTTTTCCTGCATGGAGGGAAGGTATTTCTTTATCCGAGACCTGAGGCGGTGACGCAAGTTGCGTTTGACTGTCAGGTGTGGATGGAGGATTATGATAGTGATAATGACTCTGATTGGATGATTGAGGCTGCTCCGGATTACTTCCAGTGGGCTGCGATTATCGAGCTCAATCATTTGTGGGGTCAGTTTGTTCAAACTCAGGATGGCAATTTGCCTCCGCCAGAGAAGATGAAGGCTGAGGCTTTGGCGAGTTTGATTGAATGGGATACTCAACTTTTTGAAGCAGGACGTCAACCACGCGCAACCAATGCCTAGTCGACATTCACAACAAGTTTTAATCGACCTTATCGGGTTTGACGGGATGCGGGTGCAAGGCACTCAGACTCGTCAGCTTGTTAAGGAAGGATTCACGATGCCCGCGTTGACCAATCTCACGATTGAGTCAAAGATCACTGAGGGTATCAAGCAGATGGAGATGTATGTCAGGACTGAACTGGCACATTTTCCTACGGCTATTATGGCGGCTGTGCCGGGGACGTCCATTGAGGTGGTGCGGGTGTATGTGCCACAGATGGTGATGTTGAGCAATAGTGCGCCGGCTTTGGAGAGTGTGTATAGTAGCTGGTCGCTTACCGGGAAGAAGGATTTGGGCAGTCCGAGGAACTCGTATGTGTTTACTGGGTTGTCCGATGGGCCGAGTGGATGGTTGTGTTTTAATTGGATGGCAGCCAAGACGGATGAGGAAATGAATACTCCGTTTGAGACGCTGCCTATGTTGGACAATCACACTTGGCATCCTATTTTGAAGGATGTAAGGTGCAGGCCTGATGCGGAGTTCCCGCTGGCTACGAATGTGGGCGATACAGTGGTTAATACTCCGAGGAATTATGTGAGTGTTGACTATGTGCCCGAGGTGGAAGAAGGTTCGAGAATTCTACTCAGGCGGTATTATGGTCCCCGGGTGCATAATATCCCGCATCATAAGGTGCCTGTTCCGACCAGTCCGAACTGGGATATTCCCGGAGCACAGGACATGTATCGGAAAGTGCTACATGATGACATCGGTGTATTTGCCGGGAACAATGGTGCAGTGATTATGAGTGGGCCTGAGGCAAAGCAGATGCTTGGAATTTCTGGTGCAGAGTTCTTCCCTGCGACTAACTTCACAAGTTGGATGCCTTACGTGTTTAAGGATACTCAAACCAAAGATGAATTTGGAGGATATTTGCGAGAGTCGTATCTTGTGATTCCTCCTGTTGCTCCAAAAACAATCAAAGACAAACTCTAATTTATGGCCTTTCCTACAAAGATTCTTTTGCCGAATGTCGGCGTGTTAACGGTAAGCGGTGCGGTGATGCGGACTATCACTGAGCGGTGGATTTACGGACCGGCAGGTCGACGTGATCGAGTGTCGGCTGCTAAGTTGGGAAATTCATATCAGCCTGTGGTTGTGTTAAATGGCGCTGAAAGTGAAGTTGACCCGCTGTTGGCTAAGCAGGATTTTACAAACGGCACAACTACAGTATCATTAGTTGTGAGCAATATGCCTTTGATAGGAGAAGGTGCTGTAAATGCATTTCCAGCTTTGCCAACAGTTGCACCTATTGCCGGCCCACCTTCCACTGTTGCACCCGCTCCTTGGCCTGCTGCACCAGTTAAAAAAGCTGCGCAGACTAAGGCTGCTTCAGCTGATGTGCAGTGTGCGAAGTTCGATTTGGATGACGATTTTACTCATACAGGGTCTAGACCTGATCCTGCGCTAAGAACTATTTTTGAGTATTGGGATAACACTGCACCTGGCGAGGCAGTTAGTGTGAAGGCTACGCCAGCAACTGGAAGTCACGAGATCACAGTGCCAGATAATCGGGTGTTTACGATCGGGCAATTACTCACAGCGAATACGGCGTTTCCTGACGGGGCCTCGATTGTTGCCTTGCCTCAGGCTGTGCAGAAGGTCGATGGGACTTCGGAAATTTCGAGGTATGGGACGAAGGTTATTTTGTCCCATAAGTCGGCTACAAGTGTGGCTGAAATCTTCTCCTTTACGGGAAGTGGTTTGGTTGCTTGGCATACTTTGGAAGGCGATTTGGCTGCTGGAGGTAATATTTCGCTTCTGTCATGAAAGACGATCAGCCATATCAGATTACTCGCGTTCGACAAGGGAGCGGGAATAGCGGTCTGCGTGGGTTACAAGGTAATGTTGGACCACAAGGTCGTCGAGGTATTCAAGGTGAGACGGGAGTTACAGGACCAACGGGAAATACTGGAAATACCGGGCCGACTGGTGCGAATGGTATTAGTGTTACCGGGCCGACTGGACCAACTGGAAATGATGGTGCAACAGGAGCCACTGGACCTACTGGTGAAATAGGTGCGACGGGTGCGATGGGTGATACTGGACCGCCCGGACCGACAGGTGACACCGCTACGTGCGCTGGCGTGTGTGATGGATACAAGACGTTGCTTGATTCGATTCGCACGAACAAGTATGGAACTCATGCAGTTGGTATGGTTGAAGGATCATCAGGTCAATGGCTTGATGTTGTTGAAGCCAATGAAGAACCTCATCCTTGGTTTAAGGAGTGTTTGATTGAAGTAGTTCGTTTCCGTTCTGTTTGTGGGACGAAGGATCTTTTGATAGGCACACCGAAACATTGTAAGGACATGCGCTTTGTTAAGAAAACGCCGGAGCAAGCAGAGAAGATCACGTCGATGTGGAATCGTTTGGCTGATGGAACCTTAATCGAATGGGCCAAAGGACTATGAGCTTAAGCGTTGCGATGGTTGTTAAAAATGAAGAGCGTCTAATTAGAAGGGCGCTTCGGACTGTTTGTGAAGCTGATGAGATTGTCATCGTGGACACTGGAAGCACGGACAATACGGAGAAGATTGTTACAACTCTTGGCTGGCCTAATGTTCGCTTTATTAAAGGGCAGTATGTCTGGAAAGATGACTTTGCAGATGCTAGGAATTTTGCAATGAGTCTTTGTACGCATGATTGGGTTTTGTTCCTTGATGCAGATGATCGAATGGTCGAAGATTCGATTTATGAGATTAAGGAATTGATTAAAGGCCAGCCCGATGCAAATTCATTTAAGGTGAAAGTGACTTATGAAAAGTTTGCAGGTCATTACTTCTATCCTAAAATTCTTCGTAAGTCATCAGGAATTCAGTTTGTAGGAGCAGCTCACGAAGCTCCAAATTTAAGCGGAAGTGATTTGTTTGCAGGTGAGATGATTCTTGGAAGGTCTGAGAATCATGACAGGGATAAAGAGAGGGCTTTGAGAATTCTTTATAAGATGCATCAGGAAGATCCTGAGGATGCAAGAACTCTTTATTACTTGGCAAGGGAGTTTATGTATCATGAAGACTTTGAAAAGTCGAAAGTTCTTTTTGAACGTTGCGTAGAGTTGAGTCAATTTAGAGCTGAACGCGCCGATGCTTGTTTGTATTTGGCTCGAATTTACTGGCAACAGTCAAACGGTTCCGAAGCTCGTTATTGGTGCATGAATGCGATAACAATTAATGCAAACTTTCGCGAAGCTTTATGTTTTATGGCAGAACTTTCCTTTCAAAACAATGCAAGGCGTTGGAAGGAATTTGCAAAACTTGCAGATAACACAGATGTGTTGTTTGTCCGGCCTTGTTCATGTTCTTAATTAACTAAAACCTATGCCACTTGGAAACGCTCAACCACGTCAGGCAGTTAATCCCTTTGCGACAGCCGGGGGAGCTGCGAACTATGATCCGCGGGAAATTGCTGCCTATCAACAAGAACAACAACATGGAGGTAATCCAGATTACCTGGAGAATCTTCGCAGAAAGGCTACGATCTCGCGGGCGAATAATGATCCCTCCGCGGCAAGAGACCAGGCGCACTGGAAGGCTGCATGGAACGGCAGGATGAAAGCCAATATGGAGGACGATGCACTGTTTCAAGGTCAGCTCGAAGGGATGAAACAATCTGCAGCTACTGCGTTTGGCCCCAAGCAACGAGGCTATGCTGAAGGCGGTGAGATCGTAGGCCCGGGAGGTCCAACAGATGACATGGTTCCTGCCGTAGTAAACGGACAAGAAACGGTCAGGCTGAGTGATGATGAGTTCATTATGACTGCTTTGGCCAAGAAGTACTGGGGCACGAAGAAGTTGAATGAAATGAATCAGGAAGCTGAAATGGCCGAAGGTGGTCTGCCTAAGGTTGGAATGCCAGAGCCTGATGAGGATGATGAGATGCGTGGTTATAAAGATGGAGGTGAATTAAAAACTCCTTATCGTACTTTTGATCCTAAACGAGAGGGTTTTAAGGATACGTATGCTTATACTTTGAAATTAAATCAGCCTGATACGCATATGACTTCTCCTGAAAGTCAGGCTTTGTATATGACTCCAGAGGAAAAAGCTGCAATGATTCTAAGTCAACAAATTGCAGAAGCTGAGTTAAAAAATTCAAAACGTGTGCGTGGGTTTAAGCGTGGGGGTGAGGTTGGCGGTATGGCCAATGCACTTGGTGCCATGCAAATGCTCCAGTCGATGTTTGGCATGGGTGAACAACAACAGAAGCAGGAACAGGATGCTCAGTTGTTTCCGCTCCAGCAACAGCTCATGCAAGCTCAGGTTGAGCATTATCGAAATGCTAACCAGTCGGACGAAAGTATGGCCGCTTATCGGCAGAGTCAGACCACGGTAAATGATATGCAGAATGCTCAACAGTATCAGTTGATTATGCAACTTGCTAAGCAAGGTAATCCTTTGGCTCAGCGGTTGCTCCAACACTTTGGACAGCCTGTTAATACAGGACGACAGGAGATCGAGCAGAAGTGGTCTCATGATCCAGTCAGTCAAGAATTGCTCAAGCGTTACGGAAACCAATAACTAAATAATTATATGGCTAACGGTCAACAACAAGAAGACAAGCAGAAAAAAGGCTGGAAGAAAAAAGGAACAAGGCATCCTAATTTACATCCGCATGGACAGGAAACTGATGTAGGTGCTGTGTTTAATCAGCCTCAGAATGGGATGGCTGAAGTCATGAAAGACTTCACCAAGCAGGGTTTGAGAACGAACTGGGGTCAAAGAAAAGTTCCTGTTGAGAAGATCAGCGACTTGGAATGGATTCAAGCTAATGGGCCGTTGGGAAATGTCCATCCAGATGGCAGGAAGGCTACCCGGCCTGAGATCGTGGCAGCCCGGGAAAATGACCTGAATCGCCGGAATCAGGTTGACATGAGTAAGGTTGGTCAGGCTGTGCAGGAACGTAAGAACTTGCAGAAGATGCAGGAGCCTGAGAATAATCCCTCCCCGTTCAAGGTGGCCTTTGGACTGGATGGACAACCTGTTGGATTCTCAACTCCTAAGGGAAGTTCATTCGGTAAGCCTTTGCCAACCATCAGTGGGACTTCTCTGAGTAGGTTGAACCGGACTGGAGAGTTCACCAGTGGTGAGCGCAGCGCAATTCGTAAAAAGATTCAAGAAGCACCTGCGGAAAGCATGAGGTTGCTTGATGAAGAAGTGCGTAAGATGCGGAACCCGCCGATGACAAAAGGACAACAGAAGTCTCTAAGTCCAGGGATCAAGCCCAAGGCCGAGCCATCAGTTGATCTTGGTGCGGTGTTCCCACAAGGACAAGGTTCATCAGGGCAGCCTGAACAAAAGAACTGGGTTCAACAGGGTTTGGATAAGTTGCAGAGTGCTGCGAAGAACTTCCAGCAGAACGCCCTCAATCCTACACGACCGCTGACTCAGGCTGAACTGAATGCAATGCAGGCGGCTACGGCACAAACCACTACTCCAAGTGATTGGAGGGAAGCGACTGTTGGTCCAAAGGCTCCGCTCCCGGCCATTCCGTTGCAGACTGGTTATCAACCTGACGGATCTTATTTGGATGACTTTGGTATGTCCGCACCAGCTTTGCCTCCAGTTCCAAAGGATCAACTGTCGGATGAAGCCTTCTGGAGTCAGTTCGCTGGTAAGCCTGCGCCGTTGGCTTATGAGCGTCGTAAACCTGACTTTCAAAAGAACGCTCCGCATCCGTTAAGTCCTTTTGGACAACAGTACAATTCTCCTGAATTCAAAGCCAAACTCATGCAAGATCAAGCGAACTTGCTTCCTACTCCACGTAAACGCCCAGCTTAATCCATTATGCCTCGTACCTTTGCCGAAGTTTATGACCTGTATCGTGATGCCGCATCGAAAGGTGCAGGCATTGCTACGCAGCAGAATCTTGCCGACTTTGCTAAAGACCTCAACGTCTGGACAGGGACACAAGATTTTGAACAGGCTGTTACTAATACGCCCAGTCGTTGGGCTAAGCAAGCTAGTTACTGGGCGGACAAAGGTATTGAGAAGACTGGAGTCGATAAGTTGGCCGAAGAGAAGGTAGGGAATTTGATGGATAATTTCGGCATGAAAGAATTCGGCCAAGAAATTGGTCGAGGAATGCCGAGAATGATGGCAGACATGTCACCATTGCTTATTCCCGGCGCAGGTTGGGCAGGTTTAGTTGGGGCAGGGGTGCTCGGTGCAGGTAATGCTTGGGAGAAGTCTGGTAGTGGAAAACAAGCTGCCACCGGCTTTGTTGGTCCATTTGCTGGTGCTGCCGCTTCCAAAGTATTGTCGGCTGGCACCTCTGCCGCACTAAGCAAGGTTGCAAGCAAGTTGCCGTTCTTGGAAAAGATCGGTCTGTCCGGTGGGACTACAATCCCAACGACAATGATGACAGAAGCAGGTCCAGTCCAAGGCACAGTGAAAGTACTGACCGGGTTGCCCGACAAGATTGTCAATTATGTCGCAGGTAATGCAGGTGCTGGCGCAGGGATTGACTTGCTCAATCGTGCGGTTAATGGCTCACCGGGTTATGACTTCTTTAGCAAGGAAAACCTTGCAATGAATGTGGTGAACTCGTTGCCGTTTGCACTGTATGACTTGACCAAGTTCTACAAGCCTGTTCCTATCCGCGGCTTCGAGCCTAACGTATCACCAGAGGCAACTGAAATCAAGCCTACTGTTGTGCCTGATGCGATGATGTTGGCTAAGGCTCAACTTGATGTGAACATTGCCAATGAACGACAAATCGCCGAAGGCATTAGCGACCCGGTCAAGCGTGAGGAAATGCTTAAGCAAATCGATCAAAAGCATTATGAAGAACTCATTAAAATCGATCCTACTTTGGAAAAGAAGGTCGACGCAAAGGTCAGCGAGGGCGGTAAGGCTATCGTTGACACCCTTGTTGGCAAAGTTCCATCAGTGGTCACTCCGACCGTCAAGCCTGTAGTTGAGGCAGCTAAACCTGAAGTTAAGGTAGAGCCTCCTGCAGTTAATCCTCCTTTGCCTGAGGCTACGATTACAGGGAAACCTGTATCTGAGATTAAGTCTGACTTGGTTAAAGCCAATCCAACTGAGTTTGAAAAACTCCAAACCCAACTCAACGAAATCAAGCAAGAAGGTGTGGCTTGGGATAAGCGCATGGACGCTGAGAGGAAAGCACGTGCAGAAAAAGCTGCCGCTGAGGCTGCTGCTCGCAGGGCTGCTTTCGAGAAGTTGAAGTCAATGCCCGTGGTCACGACTCCAGAACAAGCTGCCGAAGCTATTCAGACTGCCAAGGTTCTTGACGTTCCTGTGACTGATACCAAGGTTGAAGTCGAAGTCAAGCAAGAAATTGCCAAGGGCACGCCCAAGGAGGAAGCCGTTGTGCAGGTTGGTCAGAAGGCCGTGAACGATGCTGAGCGCAAAAAGCCTCAGGTTGAAAAGAAGGAAGTCAAAGAAGAAGTCAAGAAGACTAAGTTCACTGCCGTCGAAAAGCGCACGATGGAAGCTAACGATGCTATTGCTGACTTGATGACCAAAGCTAGCGACACCGAGCGTAAGATGAAGTCTGACCCAAAGACTGATCCATTTTACGCCAATGTCTGGAATGCAGTCAAACCATACTTCACCGACCCTGAGAACCAAGGACAACCTCACTCCAAAGGCTATCCAAAGAAGAAAAACCTTGCAACTGATGTTGGCATTATCTATAAGAACTGGGAGGCGGCCCGGGCTGATGGCACGGTGAAATTCGGTGAAGCTCCAATTGCTCACCTCTCCCCAGAAGAACAAATCAAAATTCTTGTTGGTGCAATGAAGGTTGCCACCACAGGTGAGCGTAGTTTTGTTATCCCAACAGAACGTGCACTTGACGACGATGGCAACATCCTCACCTTCAAAACCGAGGAAGAAGCCATCGCCCATGCAGAATCTCTCGGTCCAGATTGGAAGGCACAAAAATACACCGCTTTTGCCGATGGCACACACAACTACGCTGTGCGTAACATGAAGCCCGGTGGAGTTATCTTGACCTCAGCTGACGTCGAAGCTAATGTCGAAGTTATGCAGGATTTGGTTAACACTGCCGAGCAATCCAACCAAGAAAACCTTGGAGCCTCAGAACGTCACGCAGGTGAGATTGCCGAAGAGGCTATCGTCGAGCAGGTTAATGATGCCACAGACGCTGACGTTGAAGCTCTCATGCAGGATAAAGAGGTAATGCAAACCATCCTCAAGAATCCTGACTTGAAGAAAACCCTTGACATCCTCCGTGACAACATCGGCGATGATGCTGAAGCAATGCGCGCTTTGCTGGAATCCATGCTCAAACGCACAGGAACCAAGGAAGCCCTTGTCGAATCCCTCGCCAAGCTCCAAGCTATCAAGAAAAAGGCAATCCAAACCACGATTGATCCTCTCGAAGAATCACAACGTAAACTCCTGCTCGAAGCCCAAGACGCATTCCTTGACCAGCTCAGTGACTTTGTCGAATCCAAAGGCCAGAAGTGGACTCCTGCAGAATACAACCACGCTCTACATTTTACTCAAGTCAACAGCGAACGTAACGTCGCAGCCCTTGAATACTTCAACAACCCCGAACATGCAAGCAAAGCCGAGGTTCTGACTGAATTCCTCAACGGCCAGAAACCAATGGAACTCGCCGCCATGTTCGCAGGTGAGAAAGCTCAAAAGTTACAATCCTCCAGATTCTACCGAGCACGTCAGATGTGGGGCAAGCGAGATTACTCTAAAGTCTCTCAAACCGAGCGCAACGCCATCTGGCGTGAGACCGGCTGGACTCAATTTCCTGACGGCAAGTGGCGCTTTGAGATTAATGACTCTCCAGCCTACGTAACCCACCAACCTAGCGGTTCCGGGCTTCTTCCAGCTTGGCTCAAACATGCTGAACTTTACGAGAAATACCCTGAGCTTCGGAATGTGAAGGTTACAATTGATCCAACTCTCGGCAAAAATGCAGGAGTCTTCTACCCAGGTTTTGACCCAGTTAAAGGTCAATTCTCCGTCAAGACGTCTCATATTGAGATGGCTCCTAACTTCGACCTGCATGCACTTCTCCACGAAGTCCAACACGCCATTCAGGAAATTGAAAACTTTGCAGCCGGTTCACATTCTAAAGACATAGCTCTTGTCCATTCTTTAAGTTCAGAAGCTCGCAAAGCGATTAAACAATCCATCATCGACAACGCCCCTGAAATCTTTGGTCCAGATTGGCAGCAAAAACTTCCCCTTACCGAGCGTGCTTGGGATCAAGCAATCCTCCACGAAGGCGGCGATGCTCTTTATCGCCTAACCCACGGCGAACAAGAATCAACCCTTACTGAAAAACGACTTCAACTCACCAAACGTGAACGTGAATTCGTTACCCCATTCATCGACTCCAGCGCCAACGGTTTCACAATCCTTCCATCCGTAGGCACTTCTTTCGAACTTGCCCCTCAATCGGCGTTTCGTTCGAAATTCGAACGCGATGCGAAGATGCCTAGTTTTGTCAGGGCGTTCGGGATTGCGTTGGAAAAGAATGGGGTAGATTTTAATACGGCGAAGAGAGTGGCTGAGGAAGCTAAGTTGGGCCTGTTGAAGGTGATGGGCTTGGATGATGTGAGGTTTGGAAGGTTGATTAATGATAATTTTGGGAGAGAGGTGTTGGGTCTGGCTCCTGTGAGTGGGAACTTTAAGAGGATGTGGCTGGATGCGGACAGTCAGATGAGAGGAGCTAAGGTGGTTGATCAGTCGAGGAATTTGGCTATTCAGATCGCACATGAGACTGGGCATATGATGGATTGGATGGACTCGAATAATTTGCTTGGGGAAAAGGCTAAGGCTGCGAAGGTTGAGGCTGAGAAGTGGTTTGAGAATGCGAGTCAGGAAGATTTGAAGGATGTGCTGAATGTGATGCGGGAGAGTCTGTTGCCGAAGGAATGGCAGGAACTGCCTGCGATGAAGGAGTTGATGGACTACACGGCTGATCCGAAAGAGGCTTTGGCTACGGCGTATGGGTTGTGGAAGTTGGGTGCAGCTGCTAAGGACTTTGATGGCCGGTTGATGAGTGCAATGAGTCCGAAACCAGTGAGGAATTGGTTCAGTCAGCTGACTGCCACAGCGAGGAAGATTCTAAGTTCGGTTAAGACTGCGTTCTTGACGGATAAGGGGTTTGAGAATCGGGGGCAAAGGAAGACAGTGGATGAATTGATCGGGAAGTTTGAAAAGCTTCAACAGGATATGGCGCAGGGTCAAAGGGACTTGGATGCGTTGCAGATGATCACGGACTTGGATGCGAGTAGCTTTGAAGGGTTGAGGACAAGTGCATTGGATATCGTGAATAATTCTAGAGTGTCCGATGGCACGAAGGATATTGCACGCCTGATGGTCAGGGATACTTGGCCGAAGGATGTTGCAGTGGGGGTGGCGAGGCAGGCAAGTCGGTGGTTGGAGTTTGGGGAACAGATGGCTAAGCGAATTCCAAAGTTAGGGGAGGCTTGGTGGAGCGTGCTTCAAGCTCCGATGAGAAAGAGTTCGTATCTGCATGAGGTTATGGCTCCGATTACTGGGGAGGCTGATCCTGCGACAGGGAAGTTTAAGGCAAGTGGAACGAGGGAGAAGCAGTTGAAGTTGCTTGAGAAGGAATCGTTGAGACAGCTGATTAGTGATATTGAAAGGCATCAGAATCGGGAGAGCCGGTTCTTGGATAAAGCTCAACCGAAAGATCAGTTGTTGTTGCAACGATTGAATGGACTGGGGAATGATGAGAGGAATGCTGTGGAAAGTTATCTGGGAGCTAAGAAGGTGAAGAATCAGATTGAGACCCAGAAGATCGTGGAGTATGCGGATAAGACGAATACTGTGTTGACGGCTAAGGTCATTGCGGCCTTGGCCCCGGATAAGCATGGGGTTGCGATGGACGCAGCTACAAAGTTCATGCAGGCTGAAGATTTCAGGTTGAATAATTTGCCTCAAGAAGCAGCCCAGTCGTTGGCTGAGGCTATGCAGATGCTTGGCGATCCGAATGTGATTGGGCAGGCTCAGAAGTTTATGGCTCAGGCGGTTGTGGGTAGGAATAAGTTGGCTACGTTTTTGAAAGGTAGGCCTTGGTTCTCGTCGGAAATTCAGAGTGGGAAGTACAGGGTGATTGGGTTGGATGCACAAGGTAATCGAGTGGATGTATGGCCTGCGGATAATGAGAGAAGTGCAGCGTTGGCGGAGAAGGAGATGAGGAAAAATGGGGCGGTTAAGTTCGATCGTCAGGAGATCATTCGCGGGAATGATTTTGAGATTGATGATGGGTTTAAGACGGTGTTGGAAGGCGTAGAGTCAAGGATGACGCTGGCGTTGAAAGATGCGACCAAAGGGTTTAATTTGGCTCCAGATGTGTTGGATAAGATTGTAAGTGATATCGGGCTGATGGGGCACTTCTACAATTATAAGAATGCGTCTAAGTTCACGGCACCTAATACAAGAGTGTTGAGCAAGCAGGCTGAGAAGTTGGACATGGTTGCCACGAGTAAGAGGTATAGTCAGATGATGGCGAACTCGTTGGTGAATCGGTTGAGCAAGCATCAGTTGGAATTTGCACTACTGCATCCTGATACGCAGGCGTTCCCGGAAGAGACTAAGCAGATTCAAGATGGGTTGAATAATTACCTTAAGCCAGATGGTGAGTTTGGTAAGATGGTGGTTAAGATGCAGGCTCCGTATTTCCTTGGACTGAATTTGTCGAGCCATCTTGTAGAACTCTTCCAAGGTGTGCATACCATTTTGCCCGAGGCGGTCAGGGAAGTGGGGAGTGTTAGGAAGGCGAGTTCGACGTTTATGGGAGTGTTGAAGGACTTGGGGAATTACTATGCACTGAGGCCTTTCAGGGGTAAGGACTCCTGGGATAGTTGGGGGAATAAAGATGAACGGAGAATGCTCGAGCAGTTTGGTCGGGAGGGGATTATGACACGCCATGCTTACGAAGATGGGCTGGACGTGGAAGGTGAGTCGGCTGTGATGAGTAGATATAGGGCTACGGCGAATAAGCCAGTGGAGTTTTTGAAGTCGGTTGGTAAGGTGTATAGTGACGTCACGATGGGGATTTATGAGAACTTTACGAGGTTCAATGCGAGAAGTGCTGCATTACTTGGATATCGGTTGGCTCGGTCGAGGGGACTGACGCATGAGCAGGCAGTTGAGAATGCAAGGAAGTTCACAGTCACCACGACGTTCTCGTCAGGCAGGGCTGGACGTCCAGTCGCGCCATATGGAGGTAGTGATAACTCGTTGGGAATGACTGCAATGTCGTTGCAAAGGTATTCACTGTCATGGATGAACATGTTTGCACGTAACCTCCAGCATGCGTTTACGAGTGATCCCGGCAGATTGGGATTGAGTAAAGCGGATCAGCTGGCTGCAAAGAAATCTGCAGCTATGATGGCGCTGACTCAGTTTGCCAGTGCGGGTGCGCTAGGCTTGCCGTTTGTAGGAGCAATGTCCACCATTCTCGAAAAGACCCTTGGAGTTAATTTGAAGGGTAGTGTGTATGAGATGTTTGGACAACTTCTCGATCAGGATAATGAAGAAGGCGGCGTCATGGCCGATATTATCATGAGAGGTGGGGCGAATGCGATGCTCGATCGGGTTGGAGTTCCGATTGATTTGGCGTCGAAGTTTGCCATTGGAGGCACGCCGGGCTTTTCGGAAATGCAAGGGTTTGACAGTGGGAGTATCTTTGGTCCGACTGCCAGCATGGTTAAGTCGATTGCGATGGGAGTAGGAAGTTTGGCGAAGGATGGGAGTATAAAAGAATTCGCCAGACAAGCCGCACCTCCTGGGTTAAGGAAGGCAATCGACCTGCTGGCGAATGGTGATGCGACGACTAAAGAAGGTTCGTCGTATGGACTGAGTGAGGGTGAGAAAGGGCTGTATGCGTTAGGCTTTACTCCGGATCGGGTTAGGAAGATGAGAGACTTTGAGCGGTATAATGATGCGAATAACCTTAAGCGTCGTCGAGACGAGGCTCGGGAATCCGCGGATATATTAGGACTGCTTGAGAGCGGTGACCACGCCGGAGCAATGACAAAAGCTCAAGAAATTGTGCTAAAGAGTGAAGGATATCGGACACTTGGGGACGTTGCTCAGAAGGTAGCTGCGTTGAAAGTAAAGAAGGATTTCCCAACTGATGTTCGGAGTGAGGTTGCAAAGGCGGAGGCTCCCGGAGCAAGTCAAATAATGCGAGCCATGGGATTGAATCCTGGCCAGAGTCGCGAGGCTGAGAAACAGTCGGTAAAGGCTCAAGTTCTTGCGGCTTTTGGTCAAAGGCTTGAGCCAGTTGGAACAGGACTTCGGAGAGACTTGGCTGTCGAAAACGACCCTTGGCTGGCGAGTTTTGCCTCGGTGAGGTAGAGTTGAAAGGTGTCACGGTTTGGAGAATTTCTTTGCGAGTTCTGGACTGGCCCAGTAGATGACTTCTGTTTTGCCGTCAGGTTTGGCTTTAAGCTGTACAGCTTTGTCGATACGACGTAATGATTCGAGAATCATGTCGATCTCTTGGATCGTTGCGTCGGCTCGATGATTGAGGTAAAGTTGTTTGACTGGAACAGGCTGAAGTGCCACAGCTAGATGACGTTCAATCGCCATAGCAACTGGTGACATTGGATTGCGTCCGGCTCCCTCGAAGAGAAGACTTCCGCCACGTTCAACGAGACTGAGAAGCTCCACAGCTTCCTCGATGACTGCGGAGTCAAGAACAAGGGAGATTGGATATTTGGCAAGTTGAAGTAGCATTGCGATCTTGATAACGTATTCCCGTTTAGTTGACAAGAACTGGGCTAGGATTTTATCCGGCTCATTGTGTCGACGTTGATGGTTAGACTTATACCAAGATATGTAGGTTTTACGGCCAGAGTCGGTCCACTCGAATGGACCTGCGGTATCTTTAAGACGTTCGCCGTGTTCAATTAGACGCACGATGGCTTCTTGTTGAACTGGCGTGACGTCTGGAAAAGGCACGGCCTCGGTGATTTCTTCACCGTAGACAAAGATAACCCGGCGAGTCATGCCGCCGGAAACAATGCGTTGGTTGATAAGGTTCTTTACGGTGTCATCGGTCATACAGGCAAGGATGCTAATGTATGGTCGAATGATGTCGAAAGAACCTTTGTTCTTTGTAGCGTCTTTGTAGCCGTCGTCGACTCGGTCCCAGATATCAGTGAAGAAGTCAATCATTCCGTTAGGATTTCCACCAGCGTTGATGAGGTTGATGAACTCGCTGGAAAAGATACTCAGCTGGGAGTACTTGACTGGCTTGTCTTGATATTTGAAAACACGGGCACATTCCGAATCAGGCATTCCCATGGTTTTGATAATCATTTCCTTGGTCGAGGAGGTAGGAGCTAGGGCAATGTGGTCGAATTTGGAGACGATCTTTTGTGCGAACCTCATTGCCGTGGACTTGCTTCCTCCGGGCGGCCCGGTGAGGACGATATACATGTGAGGATAAACCCTGAACATGCCTTGGTCTGCCCAGACTCGAGGTCCGATTAGATGACTTAGGCAACTAAGTCCAGCCCAAGCGTGAAAGATTCGGGGAATCTCATTACCTTGGGTCATGATGCCGTAGTCAGCTAGGAAGTTTGACATAGTTTACAGTGGATAAAAGGGAGTTCGAGGATGTTATAGTTACGAACGCAAACTTGGTAGGGCGGCATTCTCGTTACACGAAGTGTGCCATACTCAGGCACGTTGAAAATCATTCCTTTTTTGAGGGGAGTTTCAGTTTCGTAGAATATCCGACCGCGACCTTCGATTTGGATATGATAGCGTTGGATTTTCATACTAATCGAGGATGGCTTCGAAGATTGGTTTCAAGGGAATGCCTCCGTCAGAGAACATCTCATAACGAATACGACAGAGTTTGTTGATTGGAGGTTCTCGCCAGTAGAGAGCGCGCTCGGAGTCTGAAAAGCCTGAGCCGACGTCAACAGATGCACCATTAGGAAGACCAAGGACAAGTGAACCGAGCATTCCTGTATACTTACCCTCGCCTTCAAGGATGCCGATTACAGGAAATTCGTCATCGAGAAAGTCCTTGCGTTTAAGTAGGCAGGTCCAACGATTTTCCTTGTTGCGACATTGGCTAGCGAGACCGTATGACGCATAAGGATCTCGGTACATCATGCCTTCATAACGACTTCGTTTGAAGAAAGCGTACTGATTCTCAGCTTCGGTGAAATCGAAGACTTTTAGAGTTGGCACGATTTGAACACGGCCAAGGAGGTCGATGTCAGATAGGGCGGAAAGCAACAACTCGAAGCGTCGATCGAATCCAAGGAAAGGTTGCTTGCGAAGCACACAGTCAAAAACGTGATATTGAATCTGTGAAGTCTTTGGACTTGGATTTACTCGATTGACACTTACCGCTCCATTGATCTCCTGTAAGGAAAGGCCATGTTTGTAAAGCTCTCCGTCGAGAATGAAGTCAGGACTAAGTTGGCAGAGAACTTCCTCCAAGTGATTCAAGACTTCTGGTTTCCAGTAGTGCTCATCGCGTGATTGCATCTGGCCGTCACAGTAAAGCATTCGGACTCCATTGAGTTTAGGTTGGACGGTCCAAGGGTATTGGACTTTATCCATGTGCTGTGCAAACTTATGGGCTAGCATTGGTTTCATAGATTTTCGTCGTCTCCTTCTTGAAGTTCACGGTTAGGTTGTTTGCTGATTACGATGTAGCAATGGTCGTGAGGAAAGGAAAGGTTCCCGATTTGCTTCATAGCACGTTCGGTGTAGGTGCGGCTCTGATAGCCATACATACGTTTCCAATTCTCGAAACCGATGGTATCGAAGAGTTCCATCATGTAGCCTACTGTGAGGAGCACTTCTTCATCGGAGTTTTCAAGCTCCTTCATAAGTGCTGCTATTTGCTCGTTTTTGGTAAGAGTCATTTGAGGTTTGTGGATATTCATGTTAGGTGTGGTAGGGTTAAATTGCAAACGGTTGCTCACCCCAACTTGGACCGTAGTTGCCCTCGAATGGAATGATGATGTCGTGCTTGGCGATGACAAGTTTATTATTGAAGTAGGAACGGATTTTCTCCAACGCCCATTCCGTTTTGTCTTCCGGGAACTGCCCGATCAAAGCATCATGAACCTGATGAAGAGGTTCGATGATGAGGTGATTACGACTGTCTCGGTTTTCTGGATCATACCATAGGCGATGGAGAGCGAGGTTGGTTGCATAGGTTGTGTTGTTTTGAGGTTCTTGAGACAGGGCAGTCCGATAGGTTTCGTGATCGGACAACCGTCCAAAGAAAGTCCTAACATGACCTGATGCACTATCCAAACGTCCAGTTGTTTCCAACTGGTGTCGAATATGCCTTTGCCATAACTTTACTCCCTGATAACGGTGATCTTTGTAGAGTCCCCGCAAGATACGACAATCAACAATGCTGGCGTAGATAGGTTCTCCGTTGAGTTTCCATGAATCTTTCATGATGACCTCGGACATAGTGTTGTCTCCGAGCTCATAGTTCGATCCATGTTGAACACGTTTACAGGTGAAGTAAAGCCATTCAGGAATTTCGATAGTCTTGATCTTAGCCTTTAGCTCACTCTGAGCCATCTGGCTAATGGCGATGCCTGCCTCTCGCATGGCGGCGATGACGCGTGCGGGTTTAATGCCTGCGTGATAATCGTTAAGCATTGTGCTATCTCCGAGAGCATCGCTCCATGCGGCAACGGTCCATCCATCGGCCCCCGAAAGGTCACATTGAAACATAACTTTTCCTTGGTCCGCTCGATATATACTTCGGAGTTTTTTAGTAATCGTTTGCAGGTTTGTTCCAGTTCCGGTAGGACTCTCGGAGTTAGACAATCTTCCGGTATCAGTCCCGACCACATTGTAAGAACTGCGCACTCGTCCGTCTGGGTCAGGTTCAATTTCCAGTTGTTTACGTTGGCCTTCAAGCTGGCGCCACTTGAGAATGGAGTAGATAAGTAGTTCTTCATTCCCTGAGTATTTTTTGAGGAGAGTAAGGAGTGCGTTGACATCTGCGGTTAATTTGGTAGTTTTACGATTTCCTTCTTTGGCATATTGCCTTTCAAAACCATGCTCCATATAGAGCGTGGTGGTCATTTGCTTGGGTGAGTTGATGTTGAGCTTGTGCCCAACCAGTGCATCAATGCGAGCTTGAAGCTCAGCCATTTGGACAGTGACTTCGGCCAGCTTGTGTTCAGCCAGAGCTTTGTCATAACGAATGCCTCTAAGTTCCATAAACAAGAATGCAGGCAACAAGGAGACGTTGAAGTCAAAGTGTTGACGTTGAGCTGGCTTCATTGCAGACTTATGCGCAAGTGCAACTTCCAGCGTAGTGGCAGCGTCCTTGCAGCAGTAGGTGTAATGAGTGCGCTTGTCGTCAGACTTACGATCAGACTTATAGTATGGTTCTTTAGTCCAAAGAGAGGTCTGAACGGCCAAAGCTTTAGGGAGTTCAGGATAGATTTCCCAACCACTCAACATCGTGTCCCAGTGCACATTACGAATTGGCATTCGCCACAGCCAAGACATGACAAAGTTGTCATATAAACTGTTCTGCAATACCTTAGGATACGCAGGGTCAGCCATAATCTGGGCAAAGCGTTTGAGGATACGAGCCTGTTCACTAGGTGTAAAGTCCTGAATCGCAATGATAAAACCTGAGCTCGGGTCTGTAGAGACGCCAATACACGTGATGCCATTCGGAAATCGATACTCAGGTTTAGTTGCACCGGGATTAGGAATCCCACCTTCAATGTCAATGCTAACAAGTTCACCGGGAACAAGTGCGTCGAGTTTAGAGATCACCTGTTCGCAGGTTAAATCCAAATCAAACGTACGTTGCGGAAGACGCAGGTCAGGGAACTCGGCTTCACTCTTAGCCCGGCGAAGGTCAAAAGAAAACAGAGGTTTCCACTTATACGTTTTAACCACATCAGCCGGATGAAACGTCGAAAGACATTTAAGTCCAAACATAGGACTAGTTCCATCCATGCACTTGAACAAACTTCCCCGGTATACGTTAGTAGTATGCTCCACACCTACGACTCGCAAGGGTAAATCCCCAAGGAGTAGACACAGATGTGGAGCAAATTCAGCCAGATCGTAACGGAGATTACTGAGACTTTCGTTGATCTCAGGGAGGTTAGGATTAAACGATCGCATGTCCCGATACTCAAGAGGAACTTGACTCACATTCCCCACAAAACAACTCGATCGTTGAATCCCTACCTTAGCAAGCAGAGCATTGAGAAATCTACCACTCGCCCCGAAGAATGGCTTGCCCATTGCAACATCATCCCTGCCGGGACAATCGCCAATAATGGCAAGCCTAAAGCTGCCCGGGTTACTTTGAGGATACTCGTTTAGGACTGGCATAAATTCCGAGAATGAGATTGTTTTGGATTTCCTTAAGTCTAAGCAATGCCCAGTCAATCCAAGTTTCTTGGTTAGGACTGAGCACAGGCTGTTTGTTCAGCTGTTGCACCGTTTCGTTTATCCACTCATAACGAACATCGAGTTGTGCTTTCGTTGGCAATAGTTCTTTTGGCATGATGTTAAATGAATTCGATTTCACCGCGCAGCATATTACGATACGTCTGGCGGATTGACTCTTGCAGGCCTGGAAATTGCTTGGTGTCTTTTTCAAGTCCAATCACTTTCAAGCCCATATTAATCCCGGCTCGAAGAAGGCTACCGCCCCCAGCGTAACAATCCAACATAGTCATCCCCGGCAGGACGATTGGATCAAGGAGTTCTTTGCTGAACTCGAAAGGCTTACTGAACGGATTCCGCTGGAGCTTCTTTTCCGCGAGACCGTTAGCTGCGATGAAGTTTTTTGCCTGAGCTTTCTTAAGTGTTGGCGAACCCTTGCGGCACACCATTACATACTCAGTCGCCTTGGTCCACGAATACTGCGGAGCCATGTTGCGACATTGATGAGTCTTAAGCCATATCACAGGCCACTCCTGCACCTTAAACCCAGCCTCAGTCGCCCAGTTGAAAAGCTTCTCATGATGCTTGAGGTCATACCAGAAAAGAAGATAACTATCTTTCTTCAAAACCTTAAATGCACCATTCAAGAATCTCGGCATCTGTTCAACGTTTTCCTCAACCTCATGTGCATGAGCAACCACATCCTCCACGCCGTCGACTTCTTCCAGATTCACCATGTCGATGCCATAAGGAATATCGGTGTAGATCAGATCAATCGACTCAGGCTGAGCCTGCTCAAACCAATCATGACAACTGACATTAAACAGCATCTTTGACAACTCGACCACATGTTTCTGACGCCCGCCCGGCTGGACGTTTTGTTCGGATTTCGAACGCGTCGGCATGAGGTCGCCCAAGATGGCGGGATCGATTGTGAGTTCGGTGTCGGTGAGTGGGGTGGAAGATTGGAGTGGACTGGTTAGACCGGGAATACCGATAGGGCCAGAGGATTTGGATTTGACTTTGGTTGCCGATGAGACCGCTAGAGTTACGCCGGCCTTGGAGGCGAGAAGTGCGGTGAGAGAGTCTTGCTTTTGGGCGAGGAGTGCTTTCTCGGCTTCATCGACTGAGGTGGCGTTGATGACGGCTTCGTTGCCAGCGAGCATTGCGCGGGCAAGGACAAGGGCGACGTTTACGAGTGAGGCTTTGATGCCGAGGACTGCACCGGTTTGACGTTGGCCCCATGTTTTGAGGTCCTTGGCAGCTAGGCGAGTTTTGATTTGGTGGGTTTCATAAATGCCGAGGATGTTTTCCTGCCAAGTCATTTCGCGGCGACGAAGGTTCTCTTCGAGCTCGAGTGCTTTGGCTAGGTCAGGTGGAAGGTTCTTGCGGAGGACGTAGGGGATTTCGGTTAGGCCCAGTTTGAGGGAGGCTTGGAGTCGGCACCAACCTGCTACGAGGTGAGGTTTGTTTTCTTCGTCGAAGTTGAGGACAATGGGTTGGATAATACCGTGTTCACGGATGGAGTCCATGAGATCGTCGATATGATCTTGGATGGTGGGTGAGTCACGGCGGAGACGTTCCTCGATGAGGATGTCGGCGGGGGCGATGGTTGAGTGGCCGGCTGAGTGGGTGATTTGAGTTTCAGACATAATTAGTAGGGACATTCGGTTAGGGTGAAAGAGATGTCGGAGGGTTGGATGTCAGGGTGCAGTTGAGAAAGGTCGGAGAACGCGTTGGACAGGTCACGGAAGAGGTTGCCTGAGGCATAGGTTCTGGTTTTATGCCCGTGGATGATGAGGTCGAAACCTTGATAACGCGTTGTGCTTGGATCGACTGGGAATGTGTTGACGTTTAAGTGCATAAAAAAAGTGAGCAGTTTTTCGACATGCTCAGGTCGTAGGGTTGATTAGGCGGTAGCTTCGAGGTATTTGACCTCAGTCTCACCGTAACCATCGGATGGGTCCTTGCGCTTTTTCAGGACAGCCGTGACCACAGTGCCGGGAAGGCTAGCAATGGTGTCGCCGTTGAATTGGCGACCGGCCTTGCAGGCGTCGAGGAACTTGGCGATGTCCTTCTTGAAGTCACCGACCGCTTCGCCGTTGTTGTTGTAACCCTGTTGGAGGTTAAGGCGATAGGTCTGACGGAAACCGGGAGCGAGTTCTTCGCCTTTGGTTCCGGTCGTCAGCGCGGTGGTTTCGAGAGACACGACAAGGGACTTCTTGTCAGGGTCGGAGTTCCAAGGCTTGACTTCGCACTTGACGATACGCATTTCCACCTTGCCGGCAGGCAGGGATGGGTAGGAGGTATCGACCGATGCGAGGTCGAGGTCAAGGTCAAGGCCGTTGGCTGCGTCGAATGCTGCTGTTGCTTCACTCATAGTCTGTTTGTTTTCTGTATGTTTGTTTGTTCTGTTTCTGTGTTTTCAACTCCTACACTCGTAGGAAATGAAAGGGGTGAAGGAGTGCCCAAGGACGGGCGGCTCCAAGGTTTGACCTCGATGACGGGAATACCGTCGAGGGATAGGCTGTCTTGAATGTCTTGAGCCTGACCGTCCAAGGAGGTAAGGGCGGAGTTGGGTAGGTCAAGGGTGACGATGAAGGAGACGTTCATGATAATAGGGCTGCTCGAATCTTGTTGAAGTTAACTTCGAACTTGTTACCGAGGCGGAGTGCTGACTTGAGACCGAGAGATTCGTCACGTTCGGAGGTGGTCGGAACTGTGGTGAGGATGCGTTTCCATTCGTTGTTCTCTTTGACGATGGAAGTCTTCCAGCATTCGGTAAACAGGCCAGCGATTTCCTCACGGAATTTACCGGGACAGTTGATGAAGGTTTTGAGGAAGCCAGCGAGTTCGTCTTTGTCTGTTACGGTGTGACCGGAGACTGCGAAGTAACGGTTGAACGAGCGGACCTTGATGAACCAGTGGCGAAGGAGTGCGCCGAAGGCTCCCCAGTCTTGGATTTGAAGAGGGTCATCTTTGGTTCCTTTTTCCTCGTCGCCGATTGCGCGACCTTGTTGGCGGCGGACTTCGTCAAGGGCGTATTCGATGAGGCCGGTCAGGGAGTCGAGGAAGATGGTTTGGATTTTGAACTTGGAAAAGTCGCCCTTAGACTCTTCGTTGTCTTTGGTGAGAGCGTCGGCCATGCGTTTGTTCATGGTGCGCCAGCGGTCTTGACGTGGAACGAGGGTGCCGTCAGGTTTGAGGTGAGGGATATCTAGGTGGACCTTGGATATGTCGACCTTGGAGTCAGTGAGGAACTTGGCAACGCCTTCGATGTTGTTGTCGATCTCGATGATGTAGGGTGAAGGGAAGACTGCGGTGACGAGGGAGGTCTTGCCGGTGCCGGGCGGGCCGATGACGAGGACGGCGGGCTTGGAGGTGGTTTTGAATTGAGTTAGGGATATCATGGGTTATTTGGTTTGCTGTTTGAGTGAGGATTTAAGGGCTTCGATAGCTATGTTGTAGAGTTCAGGTAGTTCTTGTTGGATTACTTTGGACTCGGCGATGCGAGGGATGACTATCATCATTGCTACAGTGTTGGACTTGGGTATCATAATTGAAATAACCATTCCAATAATAGTTAGCGGAATAAACCAACGAAAACAACGGTAGAGGATGGCGTCAAGCTTAATGTCTTTGTCTTCTCTTGTGGTAAGATATATAGTAAGAGTAAAGAAGCTAGCAATCCAAAAAAGAATGTAGATTATGTTGAATGTCCAACGAAAATCGTCAGCAAGTTGCCAGATGTAGATGGTAAATGGGGTGATGTTCATAATAATTAGTCAAGTGGGTTCCAGACGTTATCGCAGAAACGATCTGAGCCTAGCATAAGCATGCGGTTCTCAGGAGCTTCGGCACAGACATCGAAGTAAGGACAGACGCCATACTTGTTGATGCACCATTGGGTCTCTTCGGGAAACTTACCAGTCTGGAGTGAATGGATGAAGTCTTCAACAAGAGCAAGGATGTTATCGGGCCACTCGTCGATGCGGTGGCGAGGGTAGGGGTAGAACCTGCGAAGGAGTTCGAAGGACTTGCCGGTCTTGGTTGGCTTGCGGCCAGCGAGGACATTAGCAACGACTCCTTGGATGGGTTCGCCGAGGATCTTTTCAGCAGCCCACTGGTAGCCACGGAATTGCTGGGACATTTCGTAGCCCTTGAACAAGTTATCTCCGGCCACGGAGGTTGTCTTGTGATCGGTTATCCAAGTGCGCTCGTTGTGCGTGTTAACAAGGTCGATCACGCCGGTCCAGACGATGAAGATCTTTTTGACATACAATGGTTGAGTGTCTTCAACGCCGTTCTCGACGAGCAGGGCTTCTGTAAACTCAAGAGTTTTGTCGAGGTGAACTTCGCCGAGAGGTAGGGCAAATGGGAGTTCGACCATAGGTTGGTCACCTATCTTCAAGGGGTATAGAGGTTTGGTGAGTTCTTCTTTGAGATAGGTTTGAAGGTTCTCACAGAACTGGCCGTAGCTTCTCCATTCGCCGGTGGGTGGTGGAGCCTGCATGAAGTGATGCTCGCCGGCGAGGAACATCTCAGGGAGAAGTTCAACGTGGGTCAAGCCTTGAGTGAGTCCGCGGTAGTAGACTTCCAAAGCTGCATGCATTGCACTGCCGTAGGTGAGGGCTGGTGTTTGGTAGGTGGAACGGGAAAAGACCAGACGCCACAGGGAAGAACGTTTGCAAACAAGAAAGGACTCCAACGAGGACCAGTCTATCTCGAAGATAAAGCAGTCCGGGTCAGAGGCGCGTTTGAAAAGCTTGCGAAGTTTACCTGTGGGTTTGATGTGTGTCTGAACTTCTGAGAGGTCGATATCGAGGGGTTCCATGTTGGGCGTTCTGGGTTGAAGTTAATAAGGAACTTAAAGTAATCACGGCCGGTGATAATGCCGCATCTACCTTGATGAACTGGGTTGTGGGTGTAGGTGTTATGAGGGTTCACAACAAATCTTCAAGCGAGAGTTTCGACTTGCTGCTCTTGGTTCCCAACACTTTGTGCTGAGTCTCCTTGCGAGCACTGCGACGTTCCGCAGGATTCGTACGGAGTTCCTGTATGCGGAGGACAAGCTGGCGAAGTTGTTCTTCGTTCATAGTCGCCGCCTCCTGAAAGTCGATCTCCATGACTTGATCGAAACTGAATTCTCTGAACGAGTTGGGCAAGTTTGAGGACTGCATCTGGGTCATCTGGATTTATAGGGTTGAGTTTGATTTCATCTGCGAGAGTCTTGTAAAGGCGGGCCATGATATTTGCAATGGACCCACGAGCTAGGGCAAGGTGTTTGATGAGCTTCCAATCATCACGACCGATACGCACGGTTACTTTGTGAGAGACTTCATCCGAGTCGTAAGGGTTGGATAATGTAGGGAAGGACATAAGAGATTAGATTAATACAGCCAAGCCGTCAGGTTGACGATCGACCATGAGGTTAAGATACTGTTCGGACAGGCGAAAAGCTTCGGCATTAGTGAGGTTGATTAGTTTGATTTCACCAGGTAGGAGGTTGCGATTCTTGAGCACGCACACAGCATGGAGGATTTCCTCGTCCAGCGCGTCGATGACACTATCGATTGTCATGTGCGTGCTGGCTTGTTTGATTTCATTCCCCATCATCTGACGCTTGCGAGGTCCAACTGTCACAGTGTTCATCACTGCGTTAGGCTGGACCTCGAACTCAGAACGAACAAGAAGGACTTTATCTCGGTCGATATCGCTGGCCCAAGTGGAGTTGATGAACGCAGCCATTGCACTTCTCAGGCAAACAGCATACGTCGAGAGTTTGAGTTCTGAAGGGCGAAGAACAGTTGCGCTAGGATAGTTACGCACTATCATGCGAATGTCATTCTCCAGCCTACGGAAGTTCCGCTCGGAGTTGATTGAGTTGGAATCGGGAACTACCCGACGATTAAGTATTGCCATATTATCTGAACCAAGGTGGAAGTTCAATCTGGGATTTGTTGCGCTTGCCTTGGGCGATAATGTTTCGCACAGCAAACAACAAATCTTTTTTCTCCTCACTACTCAAGGCGTCATACTCCGTTTGAAGAAGCAGACGCAGCTTGAGAGTGTTGAGAATCACGGACTCAACCCAGACCACATTCACATGCGCACAATTGCCACAGAGAATAAGATCACCCTTGGACGGCACAGTGCCCGAAGTGATTGCTTTGAGTTGAGGAATCTCCTTGTGGCAATTAGCACAAGTGAAAGGAGGTTGGGTTGTGTTCATGGTGTGGAAGTTATGTTCGGATTTCGAACTCAACCTGCATAGGGAGGCGGGGTGCGAGGGGAGGGGTCGGAAGGTGGGGTGGATTTGAGTTTGTGGATGAGGGTCAGCATCGCAGCAGCTTCGGAGAGTAGTTCCATGCGGAATTGGAGGTAGGACATGAAGAGGACGCCGAGCTGGTCGGGTGCGATGAAGTTGATGGGGATTGTGGAGCAGTCAATGCGTTGACCGTGGGCATGTTTGTTGAGGGTTTCCCATTTGGTTAGGAGTGCGAGGATGAGGTCGAGGCGTTCTTTGGATTCTTCGGGGGTGATGTCTTTAGCTTTGATTGCGTAGATGCGAGCATCAAAGGATTGGATGTCCTTGAGGAGGTCGATGACTGAGGTTTCAATGTTGAGGCGGGGTTGTGTAGGTGGAGTAGGCATAGAAGTGGGATTAGGCGTTGGTGGGTTCTTTGACGAGGGTTACAGGTTGTGGGTTAGGGCAGCCCGTGCGGGTTGCGAGGGTGACATGGACGGTTTGTGTTTGCATGTTTGTTTGGTGTTTGGGTTTGGGGAGAAAGGTTGCTTGTTGTCTGAGTTGGTGGTGTTTGTCGTAAGAATTCATGGTTGATTTTGGACGTTGTTGAAAATGGTGGGAGTCTGCTTGGCTTTTAGCTTTTCGCAGATCACGACAGGTATTTAGCCCATCCGCTCGCTCCCATTTGTTGAGCCACCATATTGTCAGCAGGTTGCTCGGTCTCTGGAGGTTTCCGTAATCTTATTTCGACCCGTTGGTTTGCCTCTGTTACAGCCAGACTTTGAACTAAGTGTTGCAACTTTTTTCTTGCTCATGTCTCACCGTGTAACTGTGCCCGTCGTTACAGTGACGGAGCCGAGGCTGGAATCCAATGAGGACAAGGACTGATCCTTGTAAGAGTTGGATAACTCACGTGTCTCTTTGTTTGTCTGGTTTAACAGGTTCGACGTGCCTGCCCGCCAGTTCGGCCGACGGGAAATTGGTTATGCGAGTTCAGGGTGTTTGGATTTGAGGTCTGTGAGAGTTTGGCGAACATAAGCGAGGTCAAATCCTTCTTTGTAAAATGCTTTGTTGATGGATTCGATCAACGGCTTCACGTCGACGAGCGGGATGACGGGTGGTAGTTTTGTGCTCGCCGTCGCCTGATGTGGAGCGTTCGGGAGATAGCGCATCGCCTGCGCTTCGCGGTATCGGATCACTGCAGGCGATGATGCGTAGATCGCCTCGAAAATCGTTTCCTCGTCGGCTTCTGTTTCGAGCAGGAAGGTTTCGCCGCTGACCTCAAATGCGTAGAACCCATCACGGCGGCACCACGCTAAAAACTCCCGAACAATGCGCTGCATGGAATGCCGCTTGGCATCCTGTGCGAGATCGAGTGTTTCGCGGGCGGCATCCATGAGCTTAATCGTTCGCGTTAAGAATTTCCCCGATGGTCGTGTTTTCGGGAGCATCACCCCACGGCAGGCATCCCGTGTTCCAGCCTTCGGGCAGTCCGTCGCGGGATTCTATTGGCATCGCCAGAACAGAGACTGGCATGTCGTCGATTTCTCCAGTCCCGTATTTTACCTTTTGCTTTGCGGCCTTTTCGTCATCTGCATAGATCACCGTGTCGTAGGTCACTTGCACGCGGAAGAGGCGCGAACAAGACGCGGATGGACAATCCGCCTTCTGGGGCGTGTCGGAGTCGTGGGATTCAGTGGTCATTTTCTGGTATTGTTGGAGTTTGAGTGTCGGCGGATGCCATCGCTAGACGTTCGCCGACACCACGCGCTCCACTCCCGCGAGTAGCGACAGAGGCACCAGACATTCCTCGACAGTTTTCCCGTAGATGCTTCCGGGATGCTGATCGAGTGGCACGATGGCGAGTAGGTTTTCGTGACCGATCCCCCCGTAGGCTACGGCTGTGACTTTCCAGACGCGGAATCCGGCTTGGCATCTGACGCGGATCACGTCATCAACGGCGAACACGGCACTGGAGCCAACCCCCGCCTGTCCCTCTGTTTTCGGTGTCGTTTCTTGGTTCATTTCCTTAGTGTGTTGTTGGAGCTTTCCCCCGGCGGGGTTGGCTCAGTTGAATCGTTCTCCGAAGCCTCCCAATGAGAGAATCCCCACTTGGTCACGGTGATTTTGCTGATGAGTGGCCGCAGGTCGGCGTAGTCGTCATTGATGGCCTCGACCGCAAACAGTTCGCCCGTGAGTTTGTGGCGGACAGTTTGACCAATCGCCCATTGCGGTCTAACCATCGCGCTGCACTGAACCGGCTTCCGCCGTTTCAGTTTCGCGCTCGTCCTGCTTTTCGATTTTGCTTTTGGCATAGAGTCTTTGGTGTTTGCGGCCAGCCGGTCAGTGAGCTTGATCGTTCTCCGAAGCAGCCAGCCTGCTTTCGAGGCTTGCCACATATTCGGCTATTGCAGGGTTTCCGGCGCATACTTCGGTTGCGCTGAGTTCTCGCCACTTCTCCGCTTCGTTGGCGATTTTGAAGCACAGATCGACGGCGATCTTGGAAGCGGACTCGCTGTCGAAGACTTCATTTCCCGCGGCAGTGTTCCATGTCGTCGATGCGTGGCCGATGGCCTCGAACACGGCATGATACATCTCAGACGAGATGCGGCGATTCAGTGGCCTCTGCTTTATCGGCAGAGCCATTGCTTCGTCTTCCGACATGATTGTTGTGGTGAAGCAGCCGGAGCCATCGGGTAGTTTAGTCATTGGTCCAGAGGTTGAGGGTTCGGAGGAATGCTTCGGCGCGTTGGGCGGCGGTGGCGGCAATCGTGTATCCGCAGGTGTGTGTATTCTCGCACTGAATGCGGCAGACTATTTTGTTGAGGATGACGCAATACGGTCCCCACTGATCCTCCGTCAGCACCTTCTCCGCCTCGTGCATGGCGTTGAGGTCGGAGAGGTAGTCGGGGAGACTGTCGCAATCTAACTCACTAAAATCCTCAGTGCCGGGTGGCACCCACAGGTCCAAATGATAATGTGTCCATCCACACGCTTCCGCGATGGCGATTCTTTTTTGTTCCGGTGTCATGGTGTTATTTGATGAGGTCGCAGAGGGTGTTGAAGCCGTCAAGGGACTGGACGAGTTCGCGTGATTCAGGGATGCCGAACCAAGTTTCTTGAAGAAGTTGGATTAGGGGAAAGCGTTGGCGTTTGATAAGGCGGGATTCGAACTCAGTGGCTGGGTCAATGTCACCACAGCTATGTGCGATTTGATTGCGGACTTCGGTGCAGGCGAGCTCGGCTAGGTAGGCGGTGATGGGAAGGGTTGGTCGGGGTTCTTTGGAGGCTGGGTGGTAGGCACGGACGATAAAGAGTAGGGCGTCTTTGTGTATGGTTGCGAGGTTAAAGAATTCGTCGTCGGTCATGGTGAGGTGTAGGTTTGGTGTTTGGGAAGATGGTGAGCGCGGCAGGATTTGAACCTGCACGCTGTTTGGTGGTTGCCCTTGCATGGGTGCAATCGTTTCCAGTGGACGCCTTGCAGTTGACCATACTCAGCGACGGGTCAGGCCGTCTTGGGGTGCGTGTCGGCAAGCGATAAAGCATGTCGAGTCAGAGTTTCGAGTTCCTAGCACCTTGCGTCTTTACATTTCGCCACGCGCTCAAATCAGTTTTCTATCTTGTTAAGAGCATGGTTCAACTGGTAATCGCGGCCTCAACGCCAAATCACCGGTCAGTGTATTTGCAACTACGCTTCTGGCGATCGCAGGAATTATACCCACCGATTATCAGTTGAACTCTGCTCTCAAAAATGTCTGGTTCGTTACAGTGAACCAGTAAGGCTGGAGCGGATAGACTTTAACGACCAATTGATCCTCGGCACGGTCGGAAGTTAGATTTGTCTAGAATATCTATTTAGCTTTCTTCAAGCTCTTGCATCTGATTATAATAACGTCTCTCTGGTGCAAGTCAGGTAGGCTCGAAGCCTTCATCCGTGAGTGAATCGAGAATTCACTCAATCGAACCCACACCAAACCGGAGGGTACCAAACCTCCAAGCGGCACTCTCTTCCGCCAAGGCTGACATTTGATGTGAGTTCGATTGAATGAATGAATACAGTTCGTTACTGTGAACTGTCAAGGCAGGGAGGAAGTAACTTACATCCAGCGAGATTCAATGCCGAAACGCTGCATCAGCGGAATACGGTTGAGACGTGAAGTGAAGGACAGTTTGTCCACATCTTTTGAGGTCACGGCTGCACGAAGACGAGCACGCTGGCTGGCGTTCTTCTTGCCGAAACAAAAGGCGGCATGAAAAAGTTTCCAGTTCTTGGTAAAGTGGAACAGGTGCTTGTCATGAGCAGCTTGGGATTCGAAGTGGATGGAGCGAAGGTGTTCGCGGACTGTGTTTACTGAGGATGGCATATGAGAGTTAGGATATAGGTGTTTAGTTTAGGTGGGCCTTTTCGAGACATGCCCAGGTCTGCGAACCTTACGCGAGGTCCGTCTTGGCGATACGGGCAGCGCGGTCGCTGTTCTCCTTGATCGCACGAGCCACGTTCTCCTGATTCCATTCGCCGAAGGTGGCGAAAGGACGCTGCGGGTTCATGGTATCGTATTTGCTGACCCACGCGTCTGCGGTGATCTCGCCGTGCTCGACACGAGCAAGCACAGTTGCCGCGAGTTCCATAGCTTCCTTGGAAGGCTTGGAAACTCGGGTTGACTGGCTGATGTCGAGGACTTTGAGTTCATCCGACGCTGCGACCTCGTTAGCGAGTTCGGTAGCGCGGTCCTGAGTCAGGACACCGTCAGCGATGAGCTTGCCGAGGTAGATTTTGGTCGAGACCGGAATTGGGGTCTTGACTTCTTTCCCGGCAGAGTCCTTGCTGGTGGTGAACTTCCCGGAATCAGGGATGGCGACTCCGGTTTCGGCCACGAGACGCTCACCGAGCATGTCGTAGAACTTCGGATTCCAGTTGCGGTAAATCATCTGGGAGGTGAAGACCTCTTCGACGACATCCTTACCGAGCTGTTGGATCGCCTCGTCAAGCGTTGGTGCTTGGAAGACGAGAGTGAATCCGAGGGTGTTGTTGCTATATGGCTTTGGCATTATCTTATTTTGTTTTGTTTGTTTGGGTGGAACAGTTAAAGGGCGTTCCATAGTTCCCCTTTCTGGATTTAACCAACGTAGGTTGGTCGTATCCAAAATTATTAGGTTAGGCATACCATTTTTTGATCTTGTCGAAAGATTCAACAAGTTTAGTATGTCCAAGGTCATTGAGAAAATCGCACAGCAGTTGGTCTGCCATCTTGTGAGCCTCTTCGTGGTCATCGAGGGAATGAAGGTCGTTCATTTCCTTGAGGTAGTCTTCTTCGTTAGGCGAGTTCATCGAGTCCGTAAATCTTTTGCTTGGGTGCGCGCACCTTGCGTTCGGTGGGTTCCTTCTTTTTCTTGGGAAAGAACGCAGCGACTAGTGCATCTTTCGGCCAGTCAATCTGGTCGAGGTGGATTACAACTAGTCGCTGCGTATGTACCAACACGCACTCTGCCAACACTCCGTTTGTCACTAGTGGGGTGAACTCACCCATGTCAATAGTCTTGTGAGAGCAGGTCTTGTCCTGTTTGTTAGCAGGGAAAGCTCTCCAATCATCGAGATCGTTGTAAACAAAGTGAGGGTGTAAGTCAGAGTGCATGGTCTTTGGTACGGCGGTATTATAGCAGAGGCAGGCAGGTTGTCAAAAAGTTCTTTCCGAATTTGGAAAAGACCTTCATTTTATATCTTATCCAATGAAACACTATGCACCCGTCTGAGCGCACTGTATCTCACGATAACTTTCTGGACCTTCATCCGGCGCAGGTCACTTAGATTCGTGTAGGCACCATCAGCAGTGAGGAAGTCCTTGTCTGCTTTAAGTGCTTGTTCAATTTCAGTAACTGTCCGATAATCCCGACCGTATGCAGGGAGTAATGTCATATCAGTCGAGAAAGATTCTCACCCGGCCAGTGCTTACCTCGTTGAGGAGTTTGACATCCTTTTCGTCAAACCACACCACGGTCCAAAGACCTTCAACCAGTTGACTTATCCCTACCCGGTCAGGAAAACTCTTTCCCTGTTCCAAAGTCCCAACGATGAATCCGTGCTTAAATCGGATTTCGACTGGCCGGCCAATGCACTGTCGCAATTGTTCGGCTGTTGGGTTCGAAATTCGAACAAAACCTAGGAGAGGTGGAATGGTTGGGGTGGGGTTCATTGGTGATGTTGGGTTGGGTTGAGTTCGTATTGGCTGATAATGACTTTAGATGAGAGCAGATCAACTATTTGAGTGGTCACATCTTTTCTATGGTAAGATTGCCGAAAAGTTTCAGCTTTATCTAAGTCAGGAAAAGATTGAACGAAATCATTCCAACCTCCAGAAGGATAGAAATCTGTGAAACAGAAGATAAGGTATCTATTCATTGGCGTTGGAGGTTGAGTTTGAGGAGTTGAATGCGGGAGTAGATGGTGGAGTAGGTTTTGGTGTGTTGGTGGTGAGAGGTTAGAAGGGTTTCGAGACGTTTGATGCGGCGCAGGGTGCGACGTTGGGCGCGGAGACGTGAGGCAGGTGTGGGTTTACGTGGGTAGTGCATGTTATTGGAGATTGAAGAGTTGAATGATGTGGTTGTTGAGGGCTTCGTTTCGGAGGATAAGGTGGGGGTTGGTTGTAATTTGGTTAAGGTTATGCAGATTGAGTTCGAGAATTAATGCTGCTTCGTCGTTGAGGATGGCTCGCCAACGTTCGAGTTGAAGGTGTTGAATTTCGAGAGCTTTGTCGAGGGTTAGGGATTTGACCATGGGGTTATCGAATGTTGTGTTGTTTGATGTAGTCTTGGACTTGACCGAAGGTGATCGGGTTGAGGGTTAGCATAGCAGAAATGAAACGGTCCACGAAGAAAGGTCTGTCGAAGGTAGTGGGTGTGGAGCTTTTACAAGATCGGATGGCCTCGAAGGAGGTTGCGATGGGAAGAGGGAAGTGGAGTTCGTCGCGACCGTATTGGGCAAGGAGGCAGCCACAGGATTCGGGGGTGCGGATGATGCTTTGGCTCATGTCAAGTGGGCGGGTTGGAGGTTGGGAGAGAATCCAGGTTAGGAAGTCGGAGAAGTTGAGTTGCATAGGTGATGTTGGTAGGTTAGAGTTGGTCGATGATACCTTCGAGGATGAAGATGGTGAGGATGTCGGCGATTTCGGCGAAGGTGAAGCCGAGGTCATTGAGGTTGGCGAGGCTGAAGTATTCTTCGGGCTCGTCTTCGTGTTTGGTGGAGTATTCTGGAGGGAATTTTCCTTGTGTAGTTTTGAAGATGGGGTTGTCGGTTGGGAGGTAGAACCGCTCGGAGAAGGTGTGGTCGTAGTAGGAGGGGACTGTGAGTTCGCAATGGACGTGCTCGTGAGGGAGGTCGAAGATTTTCACTGCGACGCCGAGACAACAGTAGTGCCATTCGTTTCGTCGGATGAGGCCGAGTTGAGCTTTGGTTTGTTTGAAGTCGCCGGAGTAGAGAGCTTCGATGAGTTGTTGTGCGTGTTCGAGTTTCATGGTGTATTAGCGTGGTTGATTGAGGTATTGTTGTTTAATGAGCCGACGGAGAGTAGTTTTGAGGGCATGGATCATGGCTTCGGGGTTGTGCTCGTAGTAGGCTAGTCCGTAGGGAGAGGTGCGACGTTTGGTGCAGTTGTCGGTTTCGTAGGACAAGGGGCACATGACGCATTTTGAAGTAACAAGTTGGCATAGGGAACAACTGTCAGCGTCGAAGTCAAACCAGTTGTCTGGGGTTTCATCGTAGAGGCGGGCACTGTGAAATTCGACGTTGTGCTTGAGTTGCCAGCGTTCACGAGCACCGATCCACTTTCGGAGGGAGTGTTTGGTGGCTTCGATGCGATAGGACAGGGAGTTGTCGAGGTAGGTGAATTCGCGGGCAGGTTCAACGTAGAATTGCTGTTTCCAAGTTTGAAGGGACATGGTGGTGGGCAGGTTGAGGTTAGTAGGTTGAGTTACACTTTGAATAGGTTGCGCTTGAGAAGGTCGGCGTGGGTTGTGAGGTAGTCTTGGACCTCGCCGTAGGTTTTGACGTTGTGATGCACGAGCCTTATAATTAATAGTTCGCACTCTGGGCAGTCATACTCTTGCATGGTGTTGTAGTCACCGATGCCGCGAAAACCTGCGTGAAGGCGAAGTCCACCGAAGTTATCGCGAACATACTGCACGAGAACACAGCCGCACATTTCAGGTGCGTTGACGAGGTTCTCACTCATATCAATCGGGCGGTCAGCGGGCTGCTTGCTTATCCAAGCAACTAGGTCGCTGAACGTGATCGTTTTTGGGTCAGGTATTTGGGTCATGATGTTGGGTGTTTGGTTTGGATTGAAGGGAAATTGGAGGTTGGGTAAGATGCTGGGGGTTGGGCAAGCTCCTGTTATTTTTTGCGTGTTGTTTTGCGTGTACCCTACTTTGGGGTAGGGTACGCAGATTCTCGAACATAATGCTGGTTTGTCAAGAGGTTTGTTTAGAAATTGGGAGAACTGGGAAAGCTTTAGGAACTGGGAAAGGATTGAGTTAGTGGGCTTACTTGGGACTGATAAAGCTTGAAGTTTAGAAAAAAAAAAGAGACTTGGATAAGGGAAGAGACCTTATAATAGTCATAATTACTGTAATTTTTTTTTTTCGTACCTACCTATGGGTAGGGTAGTGCCTATGTTTAGGTTAGGTCATAAGCTAGCTAACTAGATCATAAGCTAGCTAGTTAGATCACCTCTTAGTTAACTAGGACATAGGCTAGCTAACTATCACAAGCTGACCAACCTAGCTATTTAGCTAATCC